ATCCTCAAAGACAAAAGTCTTTGCAAATAATGTTAAATCACGAAAGCAAGAAATTTCACTCGGAGGTTCAGTCAAGCAAGATTCGATAATTAACTTCACAAATCTTTTGTCAAGAAGTCTTTTATTCCTCTGGCTCTGGACGAGGAAGGTCGCAAGGTGGAGGACCTCCCTCAACTATCAAACCACTTTGTAAAATTAAATCTTCGGCTAAAAGTTGCCCAGTTTCTACAGGTGTGCCTTGGTTATTATCGCAATTACAAGCCGTAATGAAATTAGGATCTTGATGAAGTTCTATGATGGAATCATGTTCGCATTCGCAATATTGATCCGGAAGTAATGTTCCAGATTTCGCTGGGTGCCAATAATGATCAAATTCACCATGAGAGTTATATATTTTATATATTACATTCATTCTATTTGTCCTTTCGAGGTATCGAGTATTCCATTTTGATTATGATATATAGAATCTATGAGAACTCATGCCGACCCATGCCGACCCATTCCAATAATAATAAGTTCCAGGTTGGGAACCGTACACCCGACTGTTTCCATTCATATCTTTATAGAACCAGGTCACAGTTCCGGCCTGCAGACCTACGTCCAAAGCTGTCCCGTTCGCTAGTGTCCAGTTTTCCTGTGATAGCCTAAAACCTCTGGCTATGTGACTGGCGTTGGTACAGTACATTCCTTGAACTATTTTTGCACGTTCCTTGTATGGATAGCCAATACCAGAATAATAATTCACGTACATAAACTGATTGTTCGGATCTATAGTTAGTGTCCCTTTGCCGCCGCATTTTAACATGTCCGGATCGGTCAGGTCGGATCCTGTCGAAATCTGAAAAACGCTACCCATTATGTAAACTGTTCCGGCTCCTTCGCCTATTTCAATCGGCGCAGAATTACCATGCATAAAGCCACGCCAACTACTTCCCGTCGTTGCTGCAGTCCAGACTGCGAGTCTAAGGTTGACGAAAGTTGTTACTTTTGCACCTATCATGAATGCAGTAGAGAGCTCGCCTCCCGAATAGGTTTGTATAACCCAGTGGATATTCTGCATATATAATTTATTGGTATATCGAAACCAAAAAAGATGACCAACATTTGTTGTAACATACGCGACTATACGACATCGTTCAAAAGCTGCATAAGCGGCATTTCTCCACAAGTTTGCGTCACGGGAATGTCCATTAACAGTTCCAGTTGTTCCCAAACCATAACTAGATGTATCTGAAGAAAAACCAGTTCCTTCCGCAGGATAACTATTTCCGCCAAAAGAAAAACTAATTGCTCCTGTCCTTTTGCCAAGATAGTTGGTTAGCGCATCTTCTTGTGGAAGCAGCAGGCCATAAAAATATACATCGTCAAAATTTTCCCACTCACGTCCTCCCATTATAGATGGTCTTGGATCATAACTTGTGCTTGAACTGCTGAGCGAATTCCATTCGGCGTAACGCGCGCCATTAGCAGTCGACCCAGCTCGATCTTCAGGCAATCCGACTAAAAATGCCATTTTGCGAACAGTGGTATATCTGGAAAGCCATTTGTAAGCTTGAACGCCATATCTAAATTTAAAATTAACAGCCAATACATTTATAGCGCTACTACCCGTGCTTAGCCAATCTTGTGCATCAAGTGCGATAAATGCATTTCGAGTAACATAAAAAGTTCCACTACCTACATCTGTAATGTTGACAGCGGAGCCACCAGAAGTAGTTGATACTCTAATAAAATTTGGATGGGCATTATATACTACATAGTAGTCAGTATCTGTAGATAATCCGCTTGGTAAAGTACCTGTCGAATTACTTCCGCTAGATGTGGTAAATCGAACTACATCACCAATGTCAAATCCATGATTGGTGACCTGAATGCTGTTGTCGGCAGTAAGGACGTTAGTTGAGTTAGCAATTACGGCGCGATCATTTGGTCCATCATCACTATCTATTCCTTCGTCACCAAATCGTACAAAGCAAATTCCTACATAGAGGTCATATAGACTTTGCGAGTTTCCTTGGGCATCATTCATTGCAACAAGTGTCGTGACACTTGTTGATGAAGAACTTTGAGGGTTAATTGTTAGGTTATCAATTGACTCCGCGATACCTTTAAGACTATAATTCGACATGTTTTTTAATACACTTTAATTTTTTGTATGAGATTAGTTTCGATTGATTTCTTGCTGGTATTTTTCGTCAAAGTCAATATCTAAACCTTCTTGATCATCATTTGATGAAGAAAATATCATGGCGATTGCAATAATAGCTACCACGCCCACAACAATCCATGGAATATAGTGAATTTTGCTTTTCTTGGGCTTCGGTTCTGGTTCTGGCTCAGGTTTCGGTTCAGGTTTCGGTTCTGGTTCTGGCTCAGGTTTCGGTTCAGGTTTCGGTTCTGGTTCTGGCTCAGGTTTCGGTTCGGGTTTCGGTTCGGGTTTTTCGCCCTTGATCAATTTTTCAACGTCAATTATTCCATAACCCCAGTCGTTATCTTTTCCAAGTGTTCCGCGATCAAGAGTATATTTTAGCAAGTGTTCTCTGATTTGTTCTACAGTTTTGCAGTCATTTTTATTTTCTTCTTGTTCTTGTTTTTTGTGCTTGGATAACATGAGTGCAACAACACCTGCGATAAATGGACACGCCATGGATGTTCCGCTTAATTTTCTATACATGTTGTTTATATATGTACTATATATTCCCACTCCTGGAGCAGCCCATTCAACTTTTTCTCCGCGAGATGAAAAATATGCGATGTTTCCATATTTGTCGTGCGCGGCAACAGCTATAGTCTCGTCAAAGGCTGCGGGCCAATTAACTCCGCCCTGTCCAGTATTTCCTGCGGCACATATAACAGGAATGTTCATTTCATATAATTTTTTTATTTTTTCATGCAAAATGGGGGATGGAGTAGAGCCTCCAAGGCTCATTGAAACAAGATCAGGCTTGATTTTTATAGCATAATCAAGAGCAGCCGCGAGACCAATATAATTTCCTCCGCCACTTTTGCCCAAGGCCTTGACACAAATCGCTTTTGCTTTGGGTGCCACACCAACCATGCCAACTTCGTTGTTTTTCGCGCAAATTATGCCAACACAGTGAGTTTGGTGACCATTTTCGTCCTCTAATGGTTCGTTCGGTATAAAGTTTTCTCCAGGAATTGCATTATCTCCTACGTCGGGGTGTTCAACCATGCCCGTGTCAATAACAAGAACAGTAATGCCTTCACCTTGGGTGATTTTCCAGGTTTCTGGAATGTTGGATTGTCTCAAGCCCCAGTCGATTACTTGACTAAGAGAATTTAGTTCTTCGTGAATTTCTATTTTTGGTAAATATGTTTCGTCGTTCATTTTTTGTGGTTTTTTAGTTTTTCAATTATATATTTTAGTATTTCACTTCGTTTGATGTCTTCTGGTCCAAAGTAAAATGTATGTATTCCTTGTTCTTTACTTTGATCGTCGTCGAATAATGAGTACATGTCTGAAAATCCGCTCTTTCCATTGATGTCGCTTTGCATCGGATCGCCGCAAATAAGTAATTTGCTGCCCTCGCCAAGGCGGGTCATCAAGGTGGTTAATTCTTTGAATGTGAAATTTTGACTTTCGTCCGCGATGACAATTTCGTCACGCCAACTGGCACCACGAAGATAGTTAATCGGCATGCCTTTTATTATTTCTTTTTCTTTGATTATGCTTGATTGGCCAGGTATCAGTAATTCGTCAAGCTTTTCGTTCATCGGCATCATGTATGGATTGATCTTTTCCGCCATTTCGCCCGGTAATGCACCCAAGCTCTTTTCGCCACTCTCTGCAATTGTGCGAACATAAGTAATGCCGCGTTCATTGTTCATGTTGTAAAGCTGTAAAGCGCCGTATATTGCGACAAATGTCTTGCTCGTTCCTGCTGGACCACTTATGAATATGATCTTGCTGTCGTTCTCAAATATTATGCGCAATAATTCAAGCTGTTTGTCAGTTAATGAAACTTTTTTTAACTTTATGTTAGTTTTGGTTAATGAAGTTCGAATTTTTTCAATTTCTTCTTCATTCACGATCTCGGTTTTTTTCTTGCGTCGAGGCATAATTTGATATATTTGTATATATACACAAATATGTGCCGATTTTTTTTGAGTCGAACAAATATATTATATAATGTAAAAGTGTTTTGATATTGAAAAAAGGGACCCCCCGCGATCTAGAAAAGCTGTAAAAGAAAAATGAATTCATTTAATGGGATAGGTCAACCCACCCCCTCCGGTAGGATCGTGCAAGAAAATAGTTGAAAGTTTTTCTTGACTTTTCGAGGTTCTTGTGCTATCTTGTATATATGATTAAGAGAAAGAATGAACTCCAAAAGCTCGCCCGTCGAATGAAAGCCAAAGGCAAGAAGAATGTTCTTTCTACTCTCACTAAAATAATCGAAAAAAAAGTGAAAAAAAAAATTTGACTTTTGACCAAACCTGTGCTATCTTGTATATATAAAGTTAAGAAAGTTTTAATCTCAAATTGCTAAAAATTATGAACAAAGAACAAATCGAAATCGAAATCTCAATCCTTCGGGAAACCCTTGAGGACTGCGTCCTCACCATCGCAGAGCGTGTAGCTCTTCGGGAAGAAATTTCCCAACTCGAAGCCAAGTTGGCTTCCTAACCTTTAACCTCAAACTCTTAAAAATTATGAAAACCAAATTCAAAAAGGGCGATGTCCTAATCTCACGAGACAAAAAAGTCTTTCAATTCATCGAGGCAGTCGAGCATGAATCGCTTGGCAAGATCGCCAAAGTTCGTCCTTACAGGACTAACCGAGAAGTCGGTATCCGTTTCGAGGATGTCAAACTTCATCCTTTGTTTAACTAATCAACCTTAACTCATACAGCTATGATCAAAAAAATCTTCATCAAAAAATGGTCAACCCATTTCTCCGTTAAAATTTGGGACAGCGAGTCTCAACAGTTTCCACGTGTTCGCTCTGCGGGCATTGATCGCTTCGGTCGCTCGCCTCATCTTGCAAAGATACTTGCAGATGAAAAGGCTTTGACCGAGTCTGTCGAGATTGTCCACCTTTAAGGTTGACAAGTCAATTCTTTTAAGCTAAAATTGCATAAAATGAGAAAAGTAACAGAACAAATAAAACAAGCATTTGAACGCCGCGAATCAAAAGCGATTGGCAACACTAGCACGGACGGCGAGACCGTTTGGCTACATGGCAACGCCATTGTGAAGCGTGACGCGGACGGCCTTGTGCGTTGGTCGCTTGCAGGTTGGAACACACCAACCACGCGCGAACGCGTAAACGGAATAGTCAATGCCGGAGTGCATCAAGTCAACTTCGAGCCTGTACTGAACGGGCAAGTGATTGACTCATCCGATTGGTTCGCTGTGCCTAATTCATTGCCTGATCCTCTTGTGCTCTAATCAACTGAAAAGTTGACCGATGCGGGCCGGGGGCCCCCCGCGGCAGGATCGTGCAATAAAATAGTTGAAAGTTTTTCTTGACTTTTCGGGGTTTCTGTGGTACCTTGTAGGTATGATTAAGATTAATGATATCGTTCTCTTCAGTGGATTCTCCTGCGTGGTTGAATCCTTAACCGACGGCGTCGCAGTCGTCCGTGCTCGGGGCTACTCCTCGAGGGTTTGGTCGGTGCCCGTCACCGACTTGGAGCTTCACCCTCTTGCCGTTGGCAGGACGGGCGCTGTAGGAGGCTTCGTTTGGTAGGCCTTTGACAGTCAATGGCTTGCAGGCTTGGGGGCCCCCCCGCAGTAGGATTGTGCAATAAAATAGTTGAAAGTTTTTCTTGACTTTTCGGGTTTTCTGTGCTATGTTATAGACATGATTAAGTTAACCGAAAGAGAAAAAATCCTTTGCAAGTTTGTCATCGCTAAGATGAAAAAAGTGAAAAAAAGTGAAAAAAAAATTTGACATTTCGCACATTGTGTGCTAAGTTATACATATAAAGTTAAGATAAGAAAGTTAAAATCCTAAAGTTAAAAGTTATGACCAAAGAAGAAATTGAAATCGAAATCTCCGTTCTCCGTGAAACGCTCGTTGATTGCGAGTTAACTATCGCCGACAAGGTAGCGATCCGCTCCGAAATCGGGCAACTCCAAGATGAGCTACTTCGCTTGGATCACCAAGACGGTCTTATCGACTGAAACCTTTTACTCTCTAAACCCTTAAATTAAAAAAGTTATGACTAAACAAGAACTTAATCAAAAATTCGAAGAGCTTAACCGCCTTGTCAACTCTCTCTCCGTTGATGCTCCTGAATTCAAGCAAGCTTGGAAAGCTCGCTTTGAAGTCGCCCGCGAACTTCGCAACTTTCGCGAGCTTGGCGGTTCGCGTTCTCGTCTTCACGACATGGCTTTCAAAATTCGCGAACAAAATGCTTGACTTTTGCTCCAAAACAAATAGAATAAAACTATGATTAGAATTGAAAGAAACGCAAACTTTCCACAATGGTGGAACATTCTCATGGATGGCGTCGTAGTGGACAACTCTAAACGCATGGCTCACGCTTTACAAATTGCCGACAGGCTTCGTGCAAAAAACAGAAAACCCATCGTAATCTCAAAATGATTCAAGAAAAAATCAATCAACTAATTGCAGTCTTGCAAGCTTTAACAAATCAAAGAACTAACGCCTTGCGCCTTGGCAGAATGTCCGAGGCTCAACAAATCGCCTCGGTTGCAGTCGATGTCGATGCGAAAATTCAACAACTCGAGCAATCGCTTAAGCTAATCAAATCATGACTTGGGACATTCTCCTATTCTTGCCTTGGCTTGCAGTATTCTACTGCATGATCCTAGGCTAAACTTTTCAACTTAAAAGTTGACCGATGCGGGCGGGGCCCCCCCGCAGTAGGATCGTGCAAGAAAATAGTTGAAAGTTTTTCTTGACTTTTCGGGGTTTTTGTGATACCTTGTAGGTATGATTAAGAATGATAAACAAGTAAACGGCTTCATCGCCAAAGTTAATATCGTTGACCGCAAGACGGGCGACATCATCGCAGAGAATCAACTTCTCAAATGCGAACACCACGATTCAATTGAGAATCTCAATCGTGATCTTGCTAAGTTTAACCTTCCTCGCAAGTTTGAGCTTGTCGAATGGATTGCGTAAATAAATCATTTTTTGCTTGCAATTAACCCGAAACTAGTTTACCTTATACTTATGAAAACAAAATTCAAAGACATCATGCTCGCCAAAAACTTCAAAACTCTTGAGGCGACTTTCGACATTGGCTCAAAAGCCGAAGCTATCGCAAACCTTGCAAAAGATCGCCTTGCAGAAGACGGCGAGTTTGCACAAGTTCATGCAGGAAACATCTTGATATGGATGGAAGAAATGGTTGAGCAAGTGGACAAAGCCCTTGCCCTTCAACTCAACAAAGAAGAATAAAGCTTGACTTTCAGGCTCGTATAAATTAATCTAAAATAATAAAAACAAAATTGCTATGAAAATAATTGAAGAAAAATCCTACTCACAAATCGAAAAACACCTTCGTAATGTTAACGCCCACAATAAACAAATGGGAAAGCATGGAAAGCCCTTTGAGAAATATCTCGAAGATTACTTTAAATTCCCTGTACATGATCAACACAAAGATGCGGTTGACTTCCGCAAAGAAATCGTTGAGCAAGGCAATGTTCCCGAAAGTCTAATTGGTGATTGGGAAGTAAAATACTACGAGATCAAGAGAAAAGACATCATTCTTGGCGATGTCGAAAGAAAATTGCTTGCAATCAAAAAAGACCTCATCCTTGTAGTCGGCTTTTATGATGGAACGCCTGACAAGCTTGTTGATGTAAAATTCTACAAATTGAGCATGAATGTTCAAATTGAAAAAATGGAAAAAATTTGGCTTGAAACCGCTAGCTTTGTCAAAGACTATTCAAACACACTTGAAGAAACAAAAGAGCAAGTCAAGTCGGTAAATAAACTCAATGCAGGATCTGCCTTTCGGTTGGCTAATAATTCCTTGCCTGACCGATGGAGTGCAAGCAAGTGCAGAATGGAAAAAGAAAAAAGGCAAATCACCCTTTGCGTTAACCTCAGAAAACTCGAATCCATTGTTTAATTGCTTGACAAATCAAAAAAATTCAACCATAATCAAATCATGTTAAAATCAGAAAGAATCAAAATAATCGAAGAAGCCTCGAAAAATCCAACCGAAAAAGTTAGCCCTTCTTTGTCTTTACTCATTCAAGAACTCAAGGAAGAAAAGCTTTCTCAAGACCTTGTGGCAGAGTACGGCTTGCTTCAAGCGAACAAGCAAGATGTCGAAGATGAGTTTCAAAATCTTGATTGCCTCGAAGACAGGGCAAGTCAAAAAGAAAACTTTGACGAGGACGAAGAGCTCAAATCAATGGACTTGTTGAGTTCTCGGATGCGTGAAATCTTTGGCGAATAAAATGGAGCTTGCAATCCTTCTTGTCGTGGCCTTCTTCATTGGAATGGTTAAAGCAAATTTTGAAGAATAAAGCTTGACAGCCGGCCCTCGGGGCCCCCCCGCAAAAGGATCGTGCAATAAAATAGTTGAAAGTTTTTCTTGACTTTTCGGGGTTTCTGTGGTACCTTGTAGGTATGATTAAGATTAATGATATCGTTCTCTTCAACGGATTCTCCTGCGTGGTTGAGTCCTTAACCGACGGCGTCGCAGTCGTCCGTGCACGGGGTTACTCCTCGCGCATCTGGTCGGTGCCCGTCACCGACTTGGAGCTTCACCCTCTTGCCGTTGGCAGGACGGGCGCTGTAGGAGGCTTCGTTTGGTAAGCCTTTGACGGTCAATGGCTTGCAGGCTTAGGGGGCCCCCGCGGCAGGATCGTGCAATAAAATAGGCGAAAGTTTTTTTCATTTTTTTTAAAAAAACAGTTGACTTTACGAAAAAATTTGTCATACTATGTATTATCAAAGATAAGGAAAAAGTCCTTTTAACTCACTAACAAAGGTATAGAATGAAAAAAGTATATGTTGCAATGAACCTCGACACTAACCTCAGAACTTTGCACTTGAAAGCTGGTTCTTCAATTAATCCAATTGCTAGGCTACAAAACTATGAAAATTCCTATCATTGGGGATCAAATTCTGATGGTGCAGTATACATTTCAGGTTTTCTTTGCGCAAGTAATTTGATCAAGGTAAAGGAATTCACTAACTTCCACAGACAGGAACAAAGGTACATCAATACATTAAGGGCTTTCAAAAAGAACAATAAAGAAGCATTAAAAAATAATTGGAAAATCGACATTGCATTGCATCATGCCAAAGAAGATGATCTACGCGGAACTCCATACCCATCAGAAACAGGAATAGATCAAGAATTGTATGACATGCTAGAACAACAAACGATTGACCGCATTGCTTGTGCTGAAAAAGTTTGGAACAGGGAAATTCGCAAAAAAAGGTACGAGGATCGTTTGAAATCTCTTGATTCAGAAGATCCAATTAGACCCTCAATTCAAAAAGCATTGCGAATTGAACGCAAAGCCTTGAAAGAAAACAAGGAATTACTCGATCAACTAAATCTAAAGCATTTTAATCGCAAGATGCCTCAAGCCCATCGCAGGATAGAAAGACACCCTAAACGAGCACTTAACCAATACCTAAAAATAAAATCGATTCACAATAGAATCCACCGCCTTCGCGAGGAAAAAGCAAAGTTGCAATGAAAAATAATGAAAAATAAAGCTTGACAACCGGCCCTCGGGGGGGCCCCCCCGCAATAGGATCGTGCAAAAAAATAGTTGAAAGTTTTTCTTGACTTTTCGGGGTTTCTGTGTTACCTTGTAGGTATGATTAAGATTAAAGATGTTCTCATTGATTACAAAAAAAGAATCCTTCAGGTCGAAGGCTTTCACAAAGACGGAGCAGAGACTTTCGTTCTCGCTCGCATCTATCGCTCGCAAAAGCGTGTTGCTGTTCCTCTTTCTTCGGTTCGCAAGCATCCGTTTTTTTCTTAAAAAAAAGCTTGCAATTCTCTTTGTATAATATATTCTTGTTAATTATAAATTGCTAAAACGAAGGAAAAAAATGAAATATAAACTCTCGAAAGCTTGGAATAAAATTTTCACCAAAAAGAATGTTAAAGACTCTCGCACAGATCTTGATCTTGGAGACATGCTGAAAGTAGTAGAAAAAAATCAAATCGACCAACTTGATAGCACTATCAAAAGGCTCGAAGAACTGATCGAACACAAGAAACAAGAAAAGCAAAACATTCAATCTAAATACAAAAAAATCAGAAACCAAATTGCTCATGATCCATACTTTGACATGGTCAGCGGAGAAAAGAGAAAAGCCTTCATGATTGCGTGCGGATGCTTGGGAATCAGAAAATCTACCCTCGGTTGCTCGATTGATCAATACAGAATTTTGTGCGAAGCTCAATTCGAGGATGGAATGAGTTGGGACAATTGGACAAATCGAGATGTCAAAAATGCTTGGAACATGGATCACATTCGAGAAAAACAAAGCGGAGGCTCAAATCATTGGTCGAACTTTGTCCCAAGAGATCGCAAGGATAACCTAAACAAAGGAAAATTGGAAAGTGCCTTGAATCACTTCCTTTCTTAAAAAAAAGCTTGCAATTGCCATTGAAATCATTATGATTAAAGCCATGAATGAAAGAAAAAAAATCCTAACCGAACTCATCCGAATCATGCAACCCATCGCAGACCTTGGGCACATTAGAGCAAGGCAAGTCGTGATCAACGCAAGCATCGAGCTTGAGGATCTTGATCGGGCTGAAAAAAATCAAACTGAATTAAACTTGACAATCAGCGAAAAATAACCATAATTAAAGCTATGACTCAATCAGAAAGAATCGAAATAATTCGCCAAATGGCGAACAGTTCAAACGCCATGCAGGTTTCCCCTGCAATGTCTTCCTTCATTGAAGACTTGAAAGCTGAAATCCTTGCTGAAGAACTAATCGTTCAACACGGATTGCTCGATGCCCAAAAGTCGGATGTCGAGGACGAAATCTCTCAACTTGAAAGTCAAGACAATCGTGCAGATGAGGAAGAGGATTTTGACTCTGACGAAAACTTGCGTGACATGAAGGCAGTAAGCCCATTGATGCGTGAAATCTTTGGCGAATAAATGGAGTTTGCAATCCTTCTTGCCGTGGCTTTCTTCATTGGAATAATTAAAGGATACCTAGAAGCATGACTTGGGACATTCTCCTATTCTTGCCTTGGCTTGCAGTATTCTACTGCATGATCCTAGGCTAAACTTTTCAACTTAAAAGTTGACCGATGCGGGCCGGGGGGGCCCCCCCAGTAGGATTGTGCAATAAAATTGTACAATAAGTCAATGACCAATTCTACAAAATATTTGATGTATTTATTTGTGCATCTATTTCTATTTGCTCGATCCTATTTTAAAAATTATTTTTTTGGATTAGCTTTCTATTTGCGAAGGACAATCGTGAAAGGCGAATGCTCTCTTGATCGATCAAGATTTGATTCGAGTTTGCGAATTTCATCCACGACATATTCGAGAGAGCCGGTAATTCCACAGGGTTTTCCGTTCTTTAAAACTTTGTAGCCATTAACAGTCTTCATGGTAAATGTAGAGAGGTCGTTCATTGTAAGTGAGTTTGTCATGCTTGATGAATGTTTTTTCTTTGATGTTTTTCTGTAATGTCGCTTGAGAGATGAACAGATCGTTGACATGAGTTTTCTTTTCGGCAAAAACGATTACGAAACATCCGTCTTTGGATTTCGTTAGCAATGGTTTCATTAGTTGCGACCAAAAGTTATGCCATTGTCTTGCTCTTTCATCTTCTCGAAAATCAAGGCTTTTTTTGCGACAAAGCGAAGGGTTTCCCCGACTTGTTGAAGTGCTTCGTAATCCTCGGAATTAATTAAATTCTTTTCCATTGCAGGAGAAATCAGTACATGGTAAATCACTCCCATGCAAATTTTCATAGCTTCTTCAGCATTTAAAGGCGTTTCTTCTGAATTTTCTTGATTGTCTTTGATGTACATTACTGCAATTTCTCCTTGTGTTTGAGCTTTCTGTGAATCACCTTTGCCTTGACCTTGTGAGGTCTTGACTTGGTGAAGAGAATGGTTTTCCTGATCTTAATCATGCCATAATTGTATGAAATTTTTCGTTAACTGTCAAGCCCTAAATCTTTTCTGAAATCATCTCTTGCATTCTGAAGAAGAGTGACCCAAGCGAAATCATTGAGCTGTGCGGTGTGCATAAGACGGGTGATGTCAGCAGGAGTTTGCGAACCAAGAACATCGTCAGATACAGACAAAGGAAGCATGGAGTCTCGATCTTGAAACCACATTGCAACTTCGTAAGTGCCGTCATCTTCATGACCATACAAGCCCGAACCATCTCCTTTGTTTTGAACAACCGAGATCGTAAATTGATCTTGATTGTCTTTGTCACGATGCCCGAAAGTTAATTTTGCTTGAACTGCCGTGCCTTCGGCGAAGCAAGGATGTTGCTTGAAGTTCAAATCATCGAAGCCTTTTAGTTTAGTCTCGTCTTTAATCATGCTGTAATTCTATGAATTTTTTTGTGTTTTGTCAAGGAAATTAATCAGCAAAGGCTGAAAAGAAAATCCTCAAAGTAGTCAGGCTCCAAGCCAAACTCTTGAACAAACTCGTTTTCCCATTCCCAAGGATCACCACCTTCAGAGATGTCGGCTTGCATTCCAAGAAAAAAATCTTTTACTTGTTTGACCGCCTCAGCTTTAGTCAAGCCATCGCGGGACATTAGGATTTTTACTGTTTCTTTCATGTAATTAAGTATGACAGAAACCGGCCCAAGGTCAAGCAAACAATTCAACAAATTTTTTGCACCATTCAACTGCGGGGCCCCCCCTTGGGGAATCGGTCAACTTTTTAGTAGCCTAGCCATTGCAACACTTTTTGTGCATCATACTCTTCTTTGTCGCCCATGTCCAAAATGAATTGCTCATAATCTTGGCAACCATGTTTTGCGAGTTCTTCAAACGCTCTTTCTTGCGTGATCGTTACATCTTCTGCGGAATCGTAATAGGTATCTGTCATGCTTTAATACTAGGTTAAGTTTTCTGTTTTGTCAAGAGTTAATTCCTTCTTGGACAAATCCCGTTGAGTCTTTCTTTGCCATCCCTTTTTCAATAAGACCGACGACAACACCTTGCCTGTCAAGAAAACGCAAATCATTTTCATCGCCATTGATGACTTCATAACCTTGCCAAGTTTCGGGCAACTGATTGCGAAAGACTACCGCCACATTGCCACCCATAGCAAGAACCAACTTACACAACTTGTCATTGTGTTCGGAGCGACTAAAAGTCAAATGGTAATTACTTGGCAACTCTCCATGAATGAATTGCTTCATGCGTTCAAATGATTTTGTGTAATCGTAAAATTGAGTTTTGCCATGCTTCTCAAAGATAGTCACGCCATCTTCATTGATGATGTTTTCCCAAGCAATGTCACTTGTAAGGTTAAGCCTGAAGACTGACTTCATACCCTTCTTTGCTGATGTCTTAATTGAACTAGAAATTTCTTTCGATAGCTTCACAAGGAAATCCATTCGCTGAGTAAAAAACAATTTTGTCTTTGCAATCCGAGACTTTTGGATTGAGTCCATTTGACCACGACCCGCAGTATTGAGGCAAGAAGCAGTGCAACCTTTGCTTCGCCATTGGCAAACCTCATAGCCCGAAAGTTGAGCTGGAGCGAGATGAATTCCTTTGGTTGTATAGCCAAGCTTTTCGCCTTTGACTATCTTTGCGTTTCCTTGAGTGAGTAGCGTTGTCTTAATCATGTCTTTAATTATGTTGAATTAGCCCTTTTTGTCAAGCATCTTTTTTGCTTTTTCAATACCTTTTTCCGGCCCGAATTGTCCAAGCAACCTTTTAAAAGTCTCCCATGAAATTGTGTTCGGCGGAAGCTTTTTCCATTCTTTCATTCTTTCTTTTGCATTCATAGTCTAAGTATGGCAGATCAAGAACTAAAGTCAAGGCTAATATTCAACTAATTTTTTATACGATGGTACTGCGGGGGGCCCCCGCCCGGATCGGTCACAAAAAATGCAGGATAAGTCAATAGCCTTTCGCAAAAAAAGCCTCTCCGAAGAGAGGCTTTGTATTTGGCTCCCTATTTGGAGCTATTTGATTTAACTCACCGACCTCTTAAAAGTCTTGTTGGCGCAAGTTGCCCGAAGGACATGACGACGATTTACTCGACGATTTCCTCCGTTAGTATCGGTGAACATTACATGGCGAGGAGTCACGCTAGTGACCTTTGCCGAGAACACCTTGCGTTGCTCTCCGTTTTTGACAAGAAGGGAAACGAATCGTCCCTTGAGGCTATCGACTACATTTTGAAGGTACTTTTGCTTTTTCATAGTTAGATGTGTTTTGATTTTGGTTAGTGTGTTTTTAGGTTAGGTTAAGCGACTTCAAGTTTAGAACTTAGTCCAACTTCGGAATCAAGAACTCCGTGAAGTGCGAGAGAGCGATTAGGCAATGCGGTGATTCCACCTTTGAGAATATGCGTGAATCCGTTGTACAAGGAGTGCATGGTTCTTGGCGAAAAATCGTCATGTTCGGGCTTATGCCATTGCTCCACAACATCTGCAATCTTTGCCTTGCTGATTGCTCCGTTTTGGTAGGCACGGATGACGAGGTCATGAGCTTGTTCGTTGCCAAGCTCGTATTCTTTGTAAGCTTGAATGCGTTGCTCGTCACTAGCCCATGTTTCAGTCATCTTGCCAAGAGTGCGAGCAATAACTTGCGACAAATCGGAAAGAATGTTTTTGGTGTGTCGCCTTGCAAGAACAACTTCATTGGTGAAAATGAGATTCGAGCAGACAAAAGGTGCATTACCCATGCACAAACCTGCAGGAAAGCATTTGTCGTGAGAGTTTCGCAAGCCCACAATCGTGCCTCGCTCATCGTTGTCAACGCCCGTGTTCTTGACATGGAACAAGCCAAAGTAGCGTTGTCCAAAGCGGTGTAGGGAGTGGTAGGTGTCAACGATTTCCCATCCGTTGTCCTGCATTTGATTTTGCACACGATCAACAAGGAAAGCATGGCTAATCGGTTGCCAAGACTCTGTCGCTTGAGGAGTAGCAACGGCTTTAACTTCGTCGAAAGAAGATTCTTTGGTTGAGCAAACTTTGAGATTGATTCTGTTATTCATGATTTTTTAGAGGTTAGAGTTTTTCTTTGATGGATTAATTTTACTAAATTTTTTGCGATCCGTCAAGCTTTTTTTTGCAATTAAGTTTTTTTTTAATGAACTACCTGTACTCGATAGACATTGTAGGCGCTATGATCGAGGTTGATCTCTGCCCACGCAACTGAATCCTCGATAGAAAGAAAGCTTCCAATG